TACCCTGTCATTTCCAAAGAAACGGCAAAAGTCATATATTACGCCCGCCGTGGTTCACGATGGGCGATAAATCGGCTGGACGGTCTGGACAAGCACGGGAATGAAAGTAAGTTCAAGGAACGCTTCAAGAAATACAAGTTCCTGATTGACGCACCTTTTGAAACATCGCAACTTTGCTGTGACGTTATGAAGAAAGGCCCCGCACATAGGTACGAAGCAGAAACCGGGCGAAAGCCTATCGTTGCAACGATGACGGAGGAATCGGAACAGCGTCAGTCGTCATGGCTGAAATATGGGTGCAATTCTTTCGATTCCAAACGTCCCATGTCAAAGCCTATGTCATTTTGGACCGAACAGGACGTTTTGCAATATCTGAAAATGACTGGAATTCCCTATGCCCCTGTTTACGGCGAAATCATTGAAGCTGACCCACAATTACAGCTTTTTGAAGAAGCAGGAGAAAGAAAACTGGTCACGACAGGTTGCGAAAGAACCGGGTGTATGTACTGTATGTTCGGAATCATGAGCGACAAAGAACCGAACCGCTTTCAACGCATGAAGCAGACCCACCCGCAACAATACAGATATTGCATCGGCGGAGGTCATTTTGAAAACGGTATTTTGAAGCCGGACAAGATGGGGTTAGGTATCGGAACGATACTTGATTACATCGGAAAACCATACTGAAAGGCGGTGACAGCATGAAACGTCAATTCTGCTTGCCCTGCTTCCTCGAAATCAAGAAAGCCGGGAAACACGATATTGAGCGTGTCCGCGGCGGCGTGAATATGAAAATCACCTGTTGGCGGTGCAAGCGCCGTCGTTTCGGGGCCGAATACGAGATTTCCCGGAAAGGCGGTGTGTCCCGTGACAACGGCTGATTTGAAGCGGGCGTTCATGGACGAACGCCCGGTACGGTACAACGGCATCACCTACCAGCGAGTAACAGCGGTGATTTACCGCAAGACCCCGGACAAAACCGGGTTGCTGGTACAAGGTGAACTGCTGGACAAGAACGGACGTGCCGTTATGATCGCGGCGGCGGAGCGAATCGAAGTGGAGGAACCGAAATGACACAAGAGATTATCACAATCACCGTTGAAGCCGGGCAAATGACCGCCCGGCGGAAGTCCCGGAAAATCGCCCAGCGCCGCCCGGTCCCCGTGTGGGCTATCGTGAAGTATGCGGCCCTGACGATTGCCGGAATTATGCTGTTTCGTGAGGGCGCGGCCCGTGCGCTGGCCTACCGGGACTATTTCGCCGTCGGCGGAGAGGTTTTCGCCCTCTTCCTCCCGGTATTCTATTATTGCCTTTCCCGGACGGTCCGGGACCTTATCACGGATATTAAGAACGGCTTCAAGCCGGAATATGAGGAGGACTAAACCATGAAGAAAATTTCGCAGATCGAAACGGGCGGGCGCTTCCTGTACGGCGGCATTGAGTGGGTCAAGCTGTACGCAGGCGACGGAACCGTTGCGATTTCCGCCGAACCCGTCTTTGAACGCGCTTTCGACGAAAACAACAAGAACGATTGGCGTTCTTCTTCCCTGCGCCGCGAACTGAACGGCGCGTTCCTCGACGCGCTGGTTGCAGAGGGCGCGGACCGGGCGGCGTTCCTCGATTGGGAAAGCGACCTGACCGCCGATGACGGCATGACCGACTACGGGACCGCCACCGACAAAATCGCTTTGCTGTCGGACAAGCTGTATAGAATGTTCCGCGGCATTATCCCGCGCGTGGACGCGTGGTGCTGGAACCTGACCCCGTGGACCTGTGACGCGTCCAACTCTTACAGCGTCCGCTACGTCAATTCCTCTGGCGCGATGTGCTGGAGCAGCGCTTACTTCGGCGGCAACGGCGTTCGCCCGCTTTGCTATCTGAAATCCGAAATCTTGGTATCTGTCCCCGGAGAGGACGACGAAGAGAAAAACGTTGAAGTCGCCGAAGAGGACCGCGCACAGCTTGTTCTTATCGCAAGCGACAGAATTTTGAATGCCCTGAATGAATACCCCGTGGAAGTTTGGGGCGAAGCGCTGGGCGCGGCTGTGGCTTCTCTGTTCACGTCGAAGCAGGACGCGGCGCAGATCGCGCAGGAAGACAAAGACAAAGCGGCGGAGGTCTGA